GCATAAATTTTGGATATAACCCAAGTTTAGTGGGGGTTTCAGGTATATAATTACCATCAGTATTCGAATATTCGACAATAGTTATTATGTAACCAACGTCCAATTTGACATTGTCATTGATAACAATGGCAGGCAGCGTTTTACTAAATGTGTAATCCCTTCCTTTGAGTAATTGTACATTATTGTTGACATGTACTAATGTGATAGAACTACCCACCCCTCTAATCTCATAACTATTATTCTGATACCATGTAGGCATTACTTGTGCACCAAAACGTATCGTCTGACCATTAACAAATAATATACCAGAGGAAGTTTCGTATTGAAGTTTATTATTGATGTCAAAATCCACATTGATTCCTGTACCCAAAATAAATGTAGCAGATGGGTCGGCATCAAGATACACCAATACTGATTTATTACTCAATGTAGCGTCATCAAATATATTGGTTAGTTCATATGTTCTAACGAATGGGTTAAATACATTGACAGTTAATACATTAGTATTATCATTGTTATAGGGCACCATATCACTGTAATACCACGAGAATGAACTGTTCTTGAAACTATTGATTGTGTTCATTATGAGGTCAACACTGGTAGCTGGCTGTGTCCCATCAACCCCAGATAAGGTAGCACTTAATTCCAAAAATTTGTTCTTAAATTTAGAATACTCACGTTGAGCCAGTCTGACTGCATTGATGAAATTTTTGGAGTCATCAATCAAGAATAATTCAGAATAAGTCAGAGGCGCACTATTCTTTAATATATTACCGCCTTGATTCTTATATTGGATATCCCTCAGATTATTTGAGCCAATGCTGCGACCCTTGACTATGTTACTGTTCTGCGTTAGTTGCACAACATGGTTACGCATCTGTCCAAGTGTCATCGAATCGAAGTCCTGATTCATTGCGTTAAAGTCCAAGTTTAATGGTACTTGGAATGTGTCTGTATTATACACAGTGTCGCTGTACACCATTATGTCAATGATATCCCCTATGACCAGTGGGGTTAACACGGTAACATCAGGGGCAGTATATGACCATGCACTATCTGACAAATGACTACTATTATGGTATATCTTTAAATATGGAATACTATTAGTTGACTGCAATGGGGCAATAGGTAATTTGAACACCGAATCACCTGCATAGGTATATGAGATTATCTGATACTGATGGCTATTTTCAATAACAGTAGCCCATACATTTTTCTCTAAGCTATTATTATAATCAATGGTCTGATGCAAAAATCCAGAGTTGACAGGAGAACTAATAGTTAACCCATTGGACAAATATGTGAAGCTGTCCGAATCAAAGAAGTTTCGAAATGCGATTTCGCCCTGCGTGGAGAAACTTCGATAGCTTAACGCGATACCCAACACAGGGTCAGTCACCCCAGCCGAAGAAATCATATATCCAAATATTTGGGTACCAGTAAACGTAGAGTTTGGGTATGATGCCAAACTATTCCCATCAGCATCAAATATATCAAACATTGGTGGCTGTTGTAGACGGGTTTTTTGTTGGGATTGTACCCAATCTAACCCATTAAACCACCAATTACTGCCAGCAAAGTTGCCTTGCAACACAACAACGCAATCAGATTCTCGAACTATTGAATCTGATGATTTGACTAAATTTATTTGTGGATGTCCTAATCTAGTACCAAACTCGTCGGTCGCGGTGTATATGAAATTGATACGATAAATGTTATTTCGTACAGTTGGGTCTTGGTCGACTGCAAAAATGATTCGCATATTATCGACCAATTGGATACCATATATAGTATTGATGTTCTGACCTTGTACTGAATTAAATGAATCAATAGTGGTTGTGTCAATGATGTCAACATATTTCTTCCCAATCTTCCCATTGTTTAACAATTGTAGGTTGGCGTTGTATTCCAATATTGGGCGTAATGCTCGCAGCTGCTGCTCAAATATAATAGGCTGCGTTGGGGTATTATAATGGTTAGTAAGCTCAATAATGTCTTTATGAAACCATCGGTTATTTCGTGACCATGGGTTTAAATCCACGCTACCACGATTAATAGTAATATAATCTGGGGAAATTCCCCCATTATACGCCATTGACAATTTTGTGTTGTATTCCTCGGGGGTTACCAATAACTCCACAGGGGTTAACGTAATCGCAGTCCCAACACCTTCAATGTAATACTGTGCATTTTGGTAACCAACGGTTACATCAGCAGCAAATTGAATCTTTAATCCATTGGTGAAAACAACACCATTGGGGCTTGTATAGTTAAGTTTGCCAAGTATATCCTTAGCTACATCAATTGACCAATTTTGATTTTCGACAAGCTTTATTGCTCCATATATGTCAGCACTTGTACCATCTTGATAATACAATGTATGCAATGGTGAAGTTATTAATGGTTGTTCTTTAAGGAGTCCATCGTAATCAACATAATATGTTTTATTAACATTCGACATTCCTGATTTCACAAAGACTTTATTATTTAAATCAATCACCCTTACAATTGCATGGTCATCAGTATTGCTCAATGATATTATGTAGTCATTGTCAGGAGAGGTTATCGGATACACTGACAGACTAATGTCATTGATACGGATAGTGCCAACTGCTGGTCTGAATATTTGGGCGTTGGTGTATGCAACTTTTACGGAATTGTCATTGGATACCGATTTAATTACAATTGCACTAGCCCCAGTGGCAGTCTGTACAATTTCATCACCCTCATTAGCTGTTATGTTTCCGCTAAATGTCAATACATTGATAGATGGTATCAATTTAATTTGCCATACCGCAACCCGTTGGTCTTCGGGTATTGTTACATAGCCAGCATTAAATTGTGCCAAATCCCATGTCGCTGCATCCCATATCGCTGCATCCCAGACTGCTGTGATATATGCACCTTTTTCAGTCCACGCAACTTCATAGTCATATGGATTTGTCGCTGAGTACGAAGGTAGGTTGACCAATAAGTTCTGGTCAATGAATACAAGCTGCTTGCCATCTAGCTGGCTCGTCATACCATCAAACCCACCATAAGTTGCAACAAATTCTGATAGCAAACTTCCCTGAATTTCACTATATGGCAATGATGTGGTGAAATCTACCGAATATTGCAATGGCATTTGTGTAAATCTACGTTGGGCTGATTGCTGAGGAACTGTAAAAACTATCGTACCATCATCAATACCGTTGTTGACAACACCAAATACTGACCGAGAACTAATATTAGGGGATTCGCGTAATACCCCACGCAATCCTAATTCACTCTGAATCCAGAAATCATTACCCACTTGGCTAACATCGAAATGGTAGGTTCCGCCAATCGCTAATGTAATAGAAGGATTTAGGATTCCCTCGGAAGTGAATTCATATGTACTGTTATTACTATTACGAGTAACAATAAATGTTTGTTGAAATGGCACAGTACCCGTGAATACCGACACTGCATCTGGTCCATTTGGCAGCCAATAATATTGGCCAAAATTTACAAACTTGTCAAAATCAATCAACGGGTCGAAACTATAATATTGACTGTCAAAAAGTCTACTCTGGTCATTGACAAATCCACCATAATATGATATCTGATTTAATAAATCGGGATAGCTGGCATAGAATGTAGTATTACCAGAAATATCATTTACCACTACACTTGGTTCTAACTGATAATTTTGTCTCTGTACTGATGGCTCTTGTATATAGCTGTCGCCTGTTTTATATGTTGGGGCAAAGGTTCTGCCCACATACCCATACATTTTAGTAAGTTTGGGTTCAGCTATTAATTGGTCGACAGTGGCTGCCAAAAATTTTTCATTGGCATCAGTCTGGAATATGGTAGGTAAAAAAGTTAGTGATTTGCTTGCCATTAAGAGGCTCCGTTAATAAGTTTGGTTGTATCTTTATTCATTATGTTGTGATGAATATTCCAGTTTGGTTTATTTGTAATGCGGTTATTGCACTTATGATTTGAACATTATCCACAGTGGCGCAGCTCACAATAATTTCATTGTAATTGGCATTGATTTGTAGTAGACTGCCAAATACATTGCTACTATTCATGGGTACTATAATTATACTCGAAATATTTGGAACTAATACCGAATGCAAGTATGCACTTAACTCACTAAAATAAAAGGTTTCACCAAAATCCCAATTTCCAATATTGAAATAGGTGTTGATTGCATTTATCACGCTCGTTTGCACGTCGTTGTCACTTATATTAACATTAGGATTTTTAATGACTTTAAACGTGGCTTGCAAATTTGGGGTTGCCTTAGCCCCAAATATGGGTTTAAACATGGCAGGATTGTATACCAGCGCATCGCCAATTGTTTTGTAGTTTTCCAAACTACTGTACGCCAGTGCCAAATCATCACTGGTGGGCACGAGAGGTTGCGCCACAGTATTAGTAGCATCCCGTATCCATGCCGTATAGTCATCAGAATACCCTTGATTAAGAATATAGATGTCCATGATGTTACTCGGGCTTGGGTCAATCCGTCTGTTATTTGGACTATTGTGTCTATATTGAAAATACATACCCTGTCTACCAACAGTTGCGGAATATCCTGTTACCATGGTTAATGTGTATGATGGCGTATTAATCCCTTGTGTTATTCCTGTTATCGTTAGTTGAAAAAAACTGTCGTCAGAGGTCAGATAAAATATCTGACCATCACTGTATAGTTCTCTGTTTAATTCTAAATCTCGCAAGGTTGTATATAAACTGTTTATCGTATTTTTATCTACTGGATTTTGTATTACAAAATTATCATAGCTATAACTTTTCAGAAAATATATATATTTGGCAGACGCATTTACAGTTGGGTTGACAATAAGGTCAAATAATTCAGGATTATCTGGTAATCCATCATTATTGGTGTCGGCAAAAGTCAATAATATTTTATTAGGATTTTGGTAACCATCGGCTTCGGTTACCGCATTGTATACATACCATGTATAATCCAACCCCAATGGTGCTGCACTGTCAGCTGAGTTGTTCACTTTAAGAATTTTTATTTGGTCTTGGACCACGAATCCAGTAACTGGGTCATATATCTTGGTCGAGTTGTCATAATAGAAATTTGTTTCTCCGTTACTCTGAAGTACATAGTTTAATCCACGATATTTAATATTATAGGTTGCGCCCACTGTTTGAAAATTGATAATCCAACTATTATCCAGCCCAGTTCCCGAATTATCGCCAGTATTAGATAATCCAAAATTCCCAGTACCGATATTCGCAGCATCAACAATAGACCATGTGTAATGTTCTGAATCATACCGCAATGCGAAATTCTTATACGACATCATCAGATTCGTCATTGCTGTTATAACACTCCGTTGGAGTTTATTCGCGAATGATGCAAAAATTGATGTGATAGTAGCACCAGATGGCACGTAACAACTCAATGAAATTGGACCAAACCCATTGGGCAAATTACCAGCCCCATTGTTTGACCCATCGCCAATAATATTTGTAGCCAGAGCATATATATAATAAGAATCGCCTGAATTTAAAGTTGGTCCAACAATAATATTATGTTGTGCATCAAAGTGGTATCCGTCACCAGCATAAAATTTAATAATACTACCCTGCGTAACATAACTGTTATTATTACTTACCGCGTACCCAACCTTTAATATGTTACCTGCTGAGTTAATGAAATACCCAGTTGCACCATTCGGAATATTATTAGAAAAATTCCAAATGGTGTCAACCCCCGCGATAGTCGGAAAATACGCATAAAAGAAGTGCAGCACCTCTTTTAAATCCAGAATGGGCGCAATCTGATTGTATATCATTTTAGTGATGTCATTAGAGGTGACATACGTAAAGTCAAACGCATGTGCAGTCTGCTCTCTGTATAGGTATCCATCATCACAAAAAATATTTGTACTGGAATATTTACCAGTTACATCAATAACGTCAAGATATCGACTAATACCACTTGCGGTGCGATTAACGGACTTGACTTTAATAACGTCACTGAATAATGTATAGGGCAATATATTATAATCTTCCCCATTAACCATACGATTTTGGGTGTAGTATTGCTGCGGGGCTTTTTTGCGAATATCCTCGATAGTTTCGCGTGTAGTCGCGTTGGCGACAGTATATTGCAAACTCGCCCGTATGGTTAAAGTTTCAACTCTACCATTAGAACTAACGTAGTTAATTGGCACGGTTGTATTAGTGATTTCATCAGGGGTTATTTTATAACTTAATCCGCTTGATACTCTGTAATACAATCGAAAATTACCTTGCGGTATGCTCGCAAATGAGCCATCACCGAACACTAAATCAATTTGGTCACTTGCTCTACTATTGACTTGGAACATGTCCATGTTAGTAGAAGTATTGTAGATAATATTCGTGCCATTTATCGCTGGGACTTGCGACCATTCGGTACCCAGCTGTCCAGCATTGGTTAAACTATATAACCAGATATCATTATTGTTGATATTGTCGGTATTGATGCTGAATATTCGATTTGGCAGACTTTCAGAAAAATTGAAGTCAATATAGCCCATTGCACCTTGCTTAAAGTACATGAAAAATCCAGTATTGACACTGTTATTACCGAGATTGTCATTTTTATACAGAAGATTAAATGAACCAGTTGGTATTGGTGGATTTTCATATATAGTTGTACTATTCTGACTGGTTGGACTGACGACCTCAAATGCAGTGGGCACTCCGCCAACAGATGCGTTGAATGCATACGTGGGTGTTACACCAGCTACTAAATTCACCCCGTATTCTTGTGTTAGGATACCAGCAATAGTTTGTGAGTTTGACGGCTTACCGATTACTTGACCAGCATTCAGACTACCATTGACAATAGCAGTAAATTGTTCCAGCCAATTGGCATTTCCTGAGTCATTCCAGTTGGCAACTAACCCTGATAAATTTAATCCGTTACTGTCGAATATCTGCTCACTGGTGCTCACTGATACAACTTTCAAGAACCCCACTGCTGGGGTATTTCGTTTTGGATAATAGTTTATCAGCCGCGCCAATTTGAGAATAGAATCTCTGCGTTGGGCGGTGTCAATGAAATTCTCTCGTGCGTTCAAGTCGCCACGAAATGCCAAACTTTGCCCCAAGAATGCAATCAAATCAATGAGGGCAACAAATTCACTAGAATCAATGAAATCGTTAAAATCCTCTGGATAATACAATCTCAAATAATTTATCATAGACTGTCTTAAAGTCTGAAAATCGTAGCTCTGAAAGTCCGCGTCGCGAAAGGTTTGGTAAATTTTTGTCCAATCTTCTGCGACAAATAAATCTGTCTGTCTGGTAGTGGTTGCCATACTTAATTCCTAATATAATGTATTTATTAGGTTAAAAAGTATGGGTTTTATTAGCCAGTAGTCACAGTTTTGGATGTTTGGTCGAATTGCATATTCAATGCACTCGTCTGATTGGTGAGTTTATACCGCAATTCCAATTGCACTTGGATACCTTGAAGATAAGTTGTTACTACAATATTATCAGTTTCTATTCTCGGGTCATTACTTATGATGGTTTTGATATCAGTAAGTATCAAATTCTGTAAGGTTGGGGTCATCGGTTCAAATAGAACATTCCAAATCATAGTTCCATAATTTGGGTTCATCAGCTTCTCACCTTTGCGTATGTTGAAATTATTAATTAAGTCTTGCTTGACTAAGTCAAAGTCATCTAGCCTAAATCTCTTATTCCTACCTACTGTACTAAATCCTCTATACATTGTCATAATTATATTTATCCGCCCATTATTGATGATACATTAGGTGACAATGTCATAGCATACTTTCCTTGCTGAAACAATGAGGCTGCCGTCGAACCACCTGACCCATCTGTTGCGTATGCCAGTGCCCCATCAGCCCCCAAGGCATGCGCCACTGACAACCATCCAGCAACTTCCTGTTGCGAGTTTACATTTAACTCATTTATCACACCATTCGCACTTAATTGATTATATGTACGTTGAGTATAACTTTCCACTATCTGCTGCTGCATTACCTGATTACCAATGAACTGGCTCTTACTGCCATTAATCCAGTTACTATCAATATCCAATTGCCCAACAGTGTTCACAGAGCTTTTCACCAGCCCCGTCTCGCGCAATGATTGCACCGACATATCATATCTGCCGATTCCAGCTGGGGATGCATTATTTGCCATTTGGGCGAACAATGCAGTAGTATCTTCTTTACTCAATGGTCCAACACTGATATTACTCAATGGTTGGTTTCTAATATTCGCTGGGGTTATTGGATTATCTACCACTGTACCAACTGCACCAGTAAATGTGCCTGGGGTAGACGTTGGTGTGTCCTGCGGTCCTCGTGCCTTAATCATAACCCACGCTGGTTGAGCTGCCAACCCCCCTTGCGTTAAAGGGGTAGGTCGGAATGATGGCTCATGCGATGGAGCATTGGCAACAATCGACCGTAAGGTTTTTGGTTCCTGTACCCATATACCAGAACTTTGTTGTGTATCGGGGATTTCATTAATAACCATAGCAACGGGCGGTGTTACTGCAACTGATGCCCCATTTTGTAAGGTCGATGATGTTCCATCCATGGCCAATGTACCACCTGCTTTTAAAGACATACTCCCACCAGCGTGTGCGTTAAATTTACCGCCAGCATAGATTTGAGTATCTGCTGCTGACCCAACTAATATACTAGAAGTAGCATTTACTCCCATAGATACACATTCAAAATTGATGTTCTTTTCAGCTTTTAAATTAAAGTTGCCAACAGCATTATAATTTATATCGCTATCCGAGTGAATATTCATACTTCCTTTACTTCGTATATCTATTCCACCAGTCGAGTATAAACTTATCTTACCTTCTGCGGTAAATTCTAACCAGACATCTCCCGTATTGTTGGCAACATATAACGTGTTGTCTGAATCATTCATCAAAATTTGATGACCAGTGGCACTGCGCAATTTCACCAATTGGTTACCACCGGTTGCATCTCCATCATCGAGTACTAACGTATGCCCCCCCTGTCTTGATTGAACGGCATAATCTTGTTGCGACAATGTCCCTGATGTTAGGTTTTTTGCAAAAGACTGGTCAGTCGACGGGTTGGACACCGCTCTACCAGGTGTACTTATACCGAACACGTTACTAGGGGATTCCCTCTGACCACTACTAGTATGTATACCCCTAGCAGTATCTCTGTCCAACCCTTGATTAACAATAACCTTGTATTGGGTTTCGTGGATGGGTTTATTTAAATTAACGAATGCCGGATTGTCGGAATTCCCCGTTGCATTATTGTTAAATTCTGCTACTGGGACAGCGGGTGCAACCCCACCGTTTGCGTTGGTCGCAGCTTTGTATAAACTTGCAATATCTCCTGATGCATGGGTTGCATCAACATTAGTAGACCCAGCTAGACCTGGCATCATGTGTCTACTAATGTTTGAATTTACGCACCCAAAGAAGTAACCCTTATTTGGGTCCCCTCCTAAAAAAATCACCAGAACTTCAACCCCTATATCTGGGGGTGACATTTGCATACCATACGAGTGCGATGTTGATTGCCATGAGTTTGTTTGACTGCCCCCAGTTGGAGTATTGGTAGACCCCATAAAGGGACTAGAATAGCTTATTGTCCGCCAATTTTTTGGCTCATTTGGGTCACCACCAAAATCAGATATATAAACCTGAACTCGCCCCGCTCTAATTGGGTCTACATTATTTTTTACAATACCGAGGTACGGGTATGGGTCTACCCGTGTCCCCGAAGCAGCTTCTTTTTGTACAGTTTTCGATACTTTCGTACCTTGTCTATCATCTGTTGCCATGATTATCCTTTAATGTCATAACCCATTCAACCCAGAGCTTATAAATGGGCTATTAATAGGTACAGTTGGGGCTTTTTGAAGCACACTAGCTAATTTAGCAGATTCAAGTGCCGAATTTGCCGAAGCTAATTTGGCTTGCGAGGACGCCAACCGTGTCTTTGCCGCAGCTAAGTCTATTTGCGCTGATGATAAATGAGCATCAGCACTATTTGGATCAACATAGGGTATATATTTCGTTTCATTCTGCCCATTAATGTCAGCCGATTTTATACGAGTCGGGTCTGCGACTGGTGGGGTGGAATTTGGTGTTGTCCTCTGGTCTGATGGCTTATCAGTAGTATTAGTAGGAGTACTACTTGGGTCTTGTTTTGGCTGACGCTGCATTGTCAATGTTTGGGTAAACACCCCATGGGTCATACTAGTTTCCAAAATGGCAATTTTATATAATGATGAGAATAGACTTTTATTATAAAATCGTGGGTCATACCGCATACCACCAGTGAGTTCTTCCCTATCAATCGGTGCATTGAATTCAACTTCCACATATACTTCTCCGCCATCCATTGGGATACTGTTATTTGGTGTCAGAGATGCAGTCGAATATCCTTGAAAGGTAGGGGTACAAAATATGTCATCTTGCTTAATAAACAATGGGTCACCTAAGATTTTTATGGTCATATTAGCCAAATCCCCCCCAGTGTACTCATTCATAATAGACCTCACCAAATCACCAGCGATTACAGTCTGTGCACTCTGCATTGGACCAGTCGCAGTATTTCTGGCATCATTTGATATTACTTCTTTGCGTATTGGCAATAATGGGTCAGGGTTTTTTACATTAGTTGAGATTTTCGTATTGTTATCATCGGGTGTTGCGATATTTTCCCCCGTTAATACTTTACCAGGCATCGCAGAGTTCACAACTAAATACAACGCATTAAGTTTGATATCTAACTCAATAATATCTCTATTCTTGCCCGTATAGATATACTGGTATTTTTTCACAGGATTTTTCGCCATGCCACCCGGACCATAATCCACTTTTAAATTATTCATGGCGTAAGGAACAATATTATATACTGTCTTCGTAGCGGGTCTATTACGTATTTTATCATAATCAAGCAGCGTCACCGACGGTATTATCTTAAACCACATAAAGGAGTTGGTCGCCATTGCGGATAATGCAGCATTATATGCTGCTTGGTCTCCTTTATAATTGGCGGAATTAACTACTTGGTTTCTTACATAGGAACTATTCTTAATGACATACCCCAAAATACTTTCTATGGTTGTGCCTGCATTCACTGACTGTGCAGTAATATTAAAATCAACTGCTGCTGCCAATCCACTCACGTCACCCTTTGCGTATTTTAGATTATTGGAGATGTCAGAATACGGGACTCCGCCTGCTGGAAGTTGCCCTGTTTGAACCAC